CCCATACTGACAGAGACGTTCGTGCTGGCAGACGCCGGGGCTGCGGGGCCAAGGTTTGTCCAAGTTATGCCGCCGTCCTGGCTGATCTGCTTCTGAACCATCCCGCCCTTCAACGGATAGTCACGCTCTTTATACATCGGCTTTGCCGGCTTCTCAAACCTCTGCTTAATTGACGCGCCGATGTAGGCATCAGGCGCTGCCGCTGCTGCCAGCGCGTTCATATTGACCGGGTTTCCAGCCATGTCTTTCCCGCCGTTCCGCAGAGCGGTGAGGTATCGTTCCCGCGCCAGCTTTTGGGTCTGCGCAGCGCCCTGCGCCCGCTTGGCCTGGTCGAACTTCATCTGGTTCATTTGCTGCTGCATACCAGCAGCCTGCGCCTGGCGGTAGCTGTTGACGCCCTGCGCCATGGCGCTGGACAGCGCCGCGCCCGTGCTGATGGGCATTCGAGACGGCCCGCCTGCTTGGCTGAGTACCTGGGCCGCGCCTAGCATCGCCTGCGCGCGCGGATCGAGCAGCCCGCCAAAGCCGCCGCCTGCCGGGCCGAACAGCCCGCCTTGATTAAACAGATTTGGGTTGTCTGCCATGGTCTCTCCTAACTCAACAAACTCATGCCAGCGCCGCCAAGTGCGCCTAGCCACGGGGAGAAGCCCATCGTGTTCGCAAGCTGGGCGCCCGATAAAGCACCGCCCATCGCGCTGGCGGTTGGGTTCGTGAATTGTGGCACAGCCACCTGTTTGGTGCCGATATTGGCTGGCGTGCCGCCAATCTGCCCAATATAAGCATTCAGCATGTCGCGTGGCCGCTGCTGATAGAAATCAAATCGGCCAACTTGGTCGGCAAGCTCTTGCTGCGCCTTCGATCCTTGCATCATGCCGCTCGATAGCAACCTCGTCGGGTCGGCATAGTCGGCAGCGGCGATCTGCGGTGCCATGCTAATCATCTGGTTCTGACGTGCGCGCTCTGCGGCGTACTGTTGCGCGCCAACGTCAGCCAAGCTGCGGCCAAATGCTTCGGTGGCACGCTCTGTCGCCAGTTGCTGGGCGTTGCTGCCCAGGCGACCGGCGCGTGCAAATTGGGACGTAATGCCCGGCAGCACGCTTTCCGTGAATTGCTGCGTGGCAGGCCGCACGGCGGCGTTATACATCTCCGTATATCGCGGGCCGCCAAGCCATGAGCCAGACAGCGTATCAAGCGCGCCTTGCTGCGCCGCTGCGTTCAGCGGACTACCAGCCGTGGCGCGCTGTCTAATTGCGTCTTGCGCGGCGATGGTGTCCGCCGAGAAGGGCGCCACCGTCGAATGCGGGTAAAATTCTGGCGGCGCGGTCCGGTATTGGTTCTGCGCCTCGCCCAGGCCGTAGCCCAGATATGGCTGCACGCCGGCCCACGGGTCTTGGTTGGTTGTCGTCACGGTCTGCCCGCTCGGTTGCGATGATCCGCCTTTTGACATCTAAATCTCCTTGGCCAGAACTCTGGCCACCTCGTTGTAGTCAGTTAGTCGGCGCGCCCAGCCTTTTCGGCCCACCAGTTCTATGCGCCGGCACCCCATGCTCGACGCCCATGGAATAACCATGTCGCGTTCGAGCGCCCGCAATTCGTCGTACTCACCGCCCGCCAGCCAGATGCGGCAGTGGCTGCCCTGCGGGTAGCCGACGATCTCCGTCACCATGGCCGAGTTTGCCGCCGGCCAGAATTGGGCCTGGCCGGCGCGCAGCAAATCGAGAACATCGTCTTCGCTGTGCGTGCCGCCGGCATGTTCCAGCGCCGCCAGGATATGGTGGCGCAGGCGCCGCCACTCAGCCCAGAATGACGTAGCGATAGGTTCGATCTGTCTGGCCGTTGTTTGCATGTGTCAGCGTTAGGGTCTGTTTGCCTTGGGCGCTTACATAAATAGTTCCGTTGCCGACTTCAGCCGACGCATTGGCCGTCGTTGGCATCAAGCCGAAAAAGCTCGTCGCACTCAGGCGCTTGTCCGCCACCGTCGTCGTCGCGCTGCTGGCGGTCAGCGTTACGCTGCCTGTCGAATTGACGCCGCCGTCTAATGTTCTGTTGACGACCTCCGCTATCTGACGAGGCGTTGCGCCGCCTTGCGGCAAGCGCCGGTATTGATTGGCCATTAGCGCAGACCGGCGGCCTGGGCCTGGACATCCACGCCGCGCGCGTCGGTCCATGTGCCGCTTACGTTCAGCCGCACGCGGTGGAAGCGCCCGTTGCTGCGAACCGGCGCCCAGCCGTCAGCGTTGACGCTGGCCGCCGTGGTTGCCGTCTCGGTGTCTTGTTGCCGGTTGCGCGTCAAGACTTGCACCGTCGTCGTCGGGCTGACGCCCGTGACCAGCGGCGTGACCGCGTTGACCAGGGCGCGCTGCCCGTCTGGCAGAACCTGCTCGCCCGTCTCGATAACGGAGGTCAAGTCCGCGCCAGTGAAGGTGCTGATCTTGCTGTCGTCCGATCCGGCAAAGGCGAACTGTCCGCCGTTATAGAGCGGGCTGTCCAAACTCGCCGGCAGCGCATCCAGGCTGGCGCTGATGTTGTCGAGAGTTTCCAGCGTGTAGCCAGCGGTGTAGATAGGCGCGACCAGATCAGTGCTGACATCGCCGCGCGACCAGCGCCCCAGCGCGTAATTGTACATCAGCAATTTGTTTGGCTGCGACCCGCCGTTGCCGTCAGAATAGGCCAGGACGTATAATTTGTTGACCGGGTCTATCGCCGCAGAACAGCGGTCAACGTCGCCAATATTCAGATCGTCGGCAAAATACCGATCAACTTTTTCCGCGCCGATGGCCTGCGATGTTGCGCCGTTGAAAAGTTGGAACCCGGAACTAGACCAGAAGATCGTGCTGCCGCCAATTGATGCCACGGTGCCGGGTATCGCGCAGCCCCCGGAAGTTTCTAGGGAATCGAACTGGAAGACCAGAGGCGAGCCGGCGTAGGTCGCTCTGACGATGCCCTCCTCGCACAGAATGGTGGCGAACTCGCCGCCGACTAGCCCGGTGATAGCGCCTAGGCCGTAGATCGTCTGGCTGTCGGCCTGGGTTGTTGCTGACTGCGCCCACGACGTGCTGTCACCAATGCCGCTCCAGCGCACCTGTTGGTTGCTGCTTGAGGTGTTCGCCGTCATCACGAAATCACGCACCACGGCGATGTACTTGGCGGTCGGTGCGCCGGTCACGTCTGCGAACAGGCTGGACGAACCCAGCGTGTATGATTGTAATATCTGCGAATTGCTGGCGGCGATCACGATGTCGCCAAACTGGACGAACCGCCACCCTTCGTCGCCGCTCACCGTGTAGTTGCCAGATTTCGAGATGTTGTCTAAGCCAGAATCTGATGCGTCAAATTCGTAGAGCTTCGTGCTGTCGCCGGCAAATATCTTGACCGTGCCGGTTGACTGCTTCGCCGCGTAGAGGCCGCGAAGCCGTGCGTCAGCCGCGCCGGACAGGGCCGCCAGGCTTGGCAGCGGTCTGTAGCCAACCGCCGTGGGGATGACGTTTTTCGCGTCCACGCAGCCTGACCCCAGGTCTGGCTGGTCGGGCGTCCATTCACCAAAATTAATTGCTGTCATATTCGGACCCAACTTTCACTGCCGGCAGAAACCGACGCCCAGATTTCCGAACCGGCGGCGATCTCTGACCATGTCTCGTCGCCCGCCGACACCGACGACCACGCTTCGCCAAGCTCTTCAGCGGTCGCGCTGATCGTTGCGGACACGCTCAGAGCGGCGGTGGCGTACTGGATGCGCGTTCCTTCCGCGCTGATCGTGGCGCTCGCCGCCAGGGCGCTTTCGCCCAGGGCAATCCTGACGCCAGCGGCGGCCAGGGTGACAGCCGCGCTTGGCGTTGCGGCGCCTAACGCGACCCTAACGCCTGCCGCTGCGGCGGTCGCTGAAACACTCGGCGTCGCCGCGCCTAGTGCAACCCTGACGCCAGCGGCGGCTGTCGTGGCCGACACGCTTAGTGCGGCACTGCCGCCGATTAATTTCGAGCCTGCCGCCGCGACGGTCGCGGAGACGCTTAGTGCAGATGCGCCCTCACGCAGCGCCGCCGTCGTCCAGATCGAGTGATCAAGTGAATAGGCTAGGCTGTCGAGGTCGCCCCAAGCATCTAGCTGATCTAATGTAGGCGCGACGATGTCGGCCATGTGATTAGGCCGCCGTGATGGTTATCGCGCCGTTGGCGACTTGGAACACGTCTCCGCTGCCGATTGTCTTGGACGCTGAAAGTGCGCCGTGGAAAAGCAAGTTTCCAGAACTCACAGCATCAAAAATCCCTATGTGGGTAATACTGCCCCAGCTTCCTGTGGCGGTCGGGAATGTCACCACGCCCGAACTGGTTGCAACGCCGCTAGACGCTGCGCCGAAATTGATGTCCTGGCGGGCATAAGATGAGCCTGATAGCTCAGTGCCGCTGCCGGCGTCGGTCGGGTCCGATGTCCACAAAGACAGGAACACGTTGGAGGGCGCCGTGTAGGCGCCCGTTCCCAGCATGTGGTCGAGCATTTCGTTCTCGGCGAAATTACTTAGTGCTGCCATGATTTTCTCCTATGGCGTAGATGCGGTTTTCATCTGAAGAGGCGACCCGCCCCAACGGGCTTCCTCGTCCTCGGCTTTAATCTCGCCCATCGAGCGAGAAAATAGCTGGTCGAAATTGTTGGCCTGGGCCGGGTCCATCAGATATCGATGCGCCTCGACCAGCGTGCCGTAAAGGTAGGCATCCGGGCTGCGTGTCAGATAAGTGTTATTCGCGTTGGTGGAACTAAGCGCCGGGATGCCCTGGGTGTATAAAATCTCTGCGGTATATCCGCTGTCCGGCGTCGGCGCGAATTTGATCTCGGTGCCGATCACCGTATAGGCCAATGGCTTGCCGCCAGTGGTGCTTGGATAAGTCCGTTCCAGCATGGCCGGCGGCATAAAGCGCAAGACCGTGGTCGGCGTGGTGTTCAACTGCACCGATCTGATCTGCCGCAAGTCCGTCGGCAACGAGGTGTATGCGTCGTCAGCCGTCAGCGTGGCCGTGGCGCGGGCTTCCTGCGCACGCGCAAAGATAGTGCGGTTCATGCGCCCTTCGGCCATGGCAATGAACTCTGGGATGCGGTCTGTCAGGTCGTCGCGCCCGAGCCAGTTCGCCGTAGCCGTTTTCAATTCATCGAATGTGGTGATTGCCATCTACGCCAGCCTGCCGCCCGTCGTGCGGAAATGTTTGTTGTCGTTATCTTGCAGCCAGGCCAGCCACTTTTTCTTGTTGTGCTTTGGGTCGCCGAACTTGGCTAACAAGTCGAAATACAAAGCGGTCGGAATTTCAGCGACTTTCTGGTGGTGCCGCTGCGTGTTGCCAATCATCTGCCCAGGTCGCCACGCGGCCTCTTCCGCCTTGGCGGTGGCAAGCACAGCCGTGGCGTCTTGCTCGGTCTGGATGCCCAGGCCGTCCGCGTCATCCGTCAGCCAGGTCTTTTTCCGCAGCAGCGGATCAGACGAAAGTAATTTTTTACCCATGGGCCTCTGCCATAAAAAAAGCGGCCAAGGCCGCTGAAAAAGGTGGGGGCGGCCGAAGCCGCCCCCGATGTCGTTACTCGACTAGGTACTAGGTGGACAGATCATAAACGCCCGCGTGCGCTTTGGGCGCGGACATGATGAGAGTCCATTCACTCGTGATAGCAAACCGGGAAGCGTCTCCGGCGACCACGCCAAGATCCTCGACCGCGAACATGCGGCCAGGAAGATGGCCGATGCAGTAGTGGTCCGAATCCAACAGGAAAATGCGATCGTCCGCATTGAACCTGTCGATTGTGACGTTCAACATCCCGAAATCCGTCAAGTACATCGACACGCTGCCGATGATCGTGGCTTCCTTCGGAGAAGTCATATGCAGCTGGTTGGTCACAGCACTGCCTGACGACAGGTCTGAGAACGCAACCTTGTTCGCCGGCGACACCACCATCATGTCGGGCTGGCCGCCGTCAGAATATGCAAGCAAATTAGCTGCATCAATCTTGGCCAGCGTCAACGCCGCGTCAGTCCCGGCGAGATCGGACACGTCTGAACCATCGCCGGATGGCGTTGTCGATGCACCAGTGACGTTGATGTTCGTGATGTACGACATCAGCTTGCCGCACTTGCGCGGGTCGGACGAAGATCGGGCTTCGTTTTTACACAGAGCCTTTTCGATGTCGCGCCGTTGCTCCAGCGATTTCGAAATCTTAACGAACGCTGATTCTTTGTTTCGGCCTGCGAGGGAGACAGCATCTAGCGTGCCACTTACCTGCGCAGCTTGCACCGAAATTTGGTGGTAGTTACCCAGCCGCGTGGTTGCGGTCGGATTCGTGTACGAGAAATCCGCACCTTCGTTTACATAATTTGTATCGACAGCTGCGGCAAGCTCCTGAACTTGCCACTCGTGATACACCGCCTTCGTCGTTTGGCGTTTTGCGTTACTGAAGATGGGCGTTTCGTCAGGGTCGATCCTCGTGATCACGTCAGTCAGATCTTCGCGCTGTCCTATGGCAGCGCTGGTTGTCCAAGTAGCCATCTTGTGGCTTCCTTTCTAAGATTCGAGCAGATAATCCACGGCTGCTTCCATGGCGTCTCTGCCCTTGTTTTTGTTGATGCGGTCAAGCCTGTCAGCCCTCCGCCTGGATGATTTTTCGGCTTTGCTCTTGGGCTTGCCTGCGCGCACCATCTTTGGTGCCGCCTTGGCCTTGGCCCTGGCCTTGGGCGTGTCCGTCTGCAAGGCGTCGAATAACATTGCCTTGCGCAGGATCGAAACTGCCCGACTGTCAGATGCTTGGGCTAACTCTTGCTCACTGAAGCCGGCTCGCTGGGCGTAGGTCACGACGGCGGATTTTTCCTTTGTCGCCACGGCCTCGTCCCGCCATTCGGGTATTCGTTCAAGCAACGCTGCCTGTTCGCTCTGAAGATGCTGCGCCCGCTGCTGTTGGGCAGCGTGGTTTTGCTGGGCCTGCAACGCTTCCCGTTCCTGATGGACTTGGCGCTGCTGTTCTTGTCTGTCACGGAAACGATCTCGCTGAACCATATATTCCAGCGGGTCTTCGTCGCGTAACTGGTCCCAGTCCGGCTCCGGTTCCCCGGCACCTGTCTGCAACATCTGTTCGGCCTGCTGTAGCCTGCCAGCAAGATGCTCTCGCATTTGGTGGAGTTCCTGCTGTGCTTGCGCAAATTGCTGACGTTCGCCCTCGACCGCTTTGCGGTCTTCGGCTACTGCCTGCGTCTTGCGCGTGTAGTCGCCCTGACGTTGATACCCAGCGATCAGTTCGTCCGCCGTTACATCGACCTCATCACCATCAACCTTGACGGTGTAGTAATCAATGCTGGCTTCTTCACTGTCGTCGTCGTCTTCGTCTGCGACCTCGTCTTGGTCATCCTCGTCCTCTGCGTTTACCGTTTCCACGGGCGCGTCGTCCTCGGCGTCGTCTGTGCCGGCGTCGGCTTCAATTTCCGCCGCCGGTTGCTCTTCCGCTTCAGCCGGGGGTTCCTGTTCAGGAGCCGCTGTTGCTAGAAGGTGATCGACCGCGCTGCTAACGGACAGCGGGCCAGCTCCAGTCCCTTCGGGGGTGCTGGGTGTAGCCATAATTAATAAACCTCTTAGGTTGGTGGGCGGTCTAGTCGATGCCTAGTTGCCGCCGTGCGAGTTCGCCCGTCGTGGCGATTTGCTCTATATGCCCGCGCACGTCGCGCAGGGCCGTGGTGAGCGCAAACAATCTTTCGCGCTCGTCTGTCTGACCTGGGGCCGTGGCCTTCCAGCCAGCCGTGTAGGTCGATTCCAAATTATCGAATGCCTCGATCAGAAGCTCATTACGCAGCAGAAGCTCTGCGGCCTTGCCGCGCGCGATCTCCTCCTGGGTCGGCATTAAATGCCCTCGGCGCCGTTGGGGCCGGTGTACGCCGGTCTGTTGGCCGGCACTTGATACACCGCGCCGTGCTCGTCGTACACTGTCTCCATCAGCGGTTGCTTGTCGTGGCCAACAGCATTCTGGAGATACGGCGTCACCGCGCCGTACAATTCGGGATACGTAAACCGGTTCTCGATGTCCTGTTGCATCCGTCCTTCGAAGGCCAAGCTCGGCGTGGTGTCGATGTTGCGGCTGTTAATCAGTGCGCGCACGCCTGGATCGACGCCAATCATGTCAGTTTCTTGCGCGAGGTGGTTTAGCACGATGTTGCCTTCTGGGTCGTTGATCGAGAACGCTCGCCCCAGCACCTCGTTAGGCACGCCATTGCCGAACCGCTGGAGATCAGCGCCGACCGTGGCGCTAATGCCGCCGCCACCGCCCGGCGCCATCATGCGCAACAGGTGGTCTATGTTGCCGTGCCAGCCGTCTTCCGGCCCAGGCACGCGGCCATGTTCCATGATGAAGTCTTTGGCCTGATCGAAGACCTGGCCGGCCTGGACTTGCTGGGCGCGGGTTTCGGCGGGACTCTCGTCGGCCTGCATCGAGGTGATGCCGTAGTAGGCGAGCATTGGCGCAGCCAGCGCGAACGCCCCTGCGCCGGCGCCAAGGCCAAGCAGCCCGCCGCCGCCGCCCATGTTGCTGAAGGCTGCATGTTGTGCGGAGGTCATGCCACCGCCGCCGCCTAACATGCCTGTCCCAGAAGCTATGCCAGGAGCGGCGGCGGAAGCGGCGCTGGAAGCGGCTGGAAAGCCAGCATCTATGCCCAGGCTCTGGAGCACCTCTGCGCCGGGCGTCCCCATGTTCCCAAACAGTTCGCCGGCACCTGGGCCGATACCGTAGCTGCCAGTGGCGGCGTTGATGTTTGCCGCATTCATTAGCGCCTTGTCCGACAAAGCGGCGGCAGAGTTCAAAAAGCCCTCGCCAACCAGGCTGTTGGCCACTTGGGATGCCGGATCGTAGCCAAGAGCTTCGAGCGCCTTGGCGGTTTCCGTTCCCATACCACCGTCTGATGGAAAAAAGCCTGGGTCCGTGTTTAGCGGCGTTTCCGGCGTGCCGTGGGGGTTAACGCCGGGATCCGGCTGAAAGAGTTTTTTAAGGGCTTCCAGCGGATTCGGAATGTCCGCATGTTCCATCAGGCTCTTGCCGGTCAGGAAACTAGAAAAATCGTTGGCGCCGCCAAGTAGGCTCGCAGCCGACAGCAGACCGCCAAGCGTGCTGTTGTCCGTGCCGCCGCCGAAGCCGCCCGAGGTCAGGCCGCCACCACCGCCGGACCCAAAGCCGCCAGACCAGTCGCCGCCTGTCGGGGAGTAGCCATAGGCCGCGGTCGGTGCGTAGGTTTCGTAGCCAGGCGCAGTCAGATATTCGGGCGTCGGTGGCGCCCAGGTTCCGGTCGGCATCAGACAACACTCCTGATGTTAGTGCCCTGCTCGCCGATCTTGTTGGCCAGCTTGATGCCCTGCAACTTCGCCTCGCCTTCCAGTTCGGCCTGCTTCAACTGCATCTCCATCTGGAGCTTTTCGCGGGCAAGCTGAATATCGGCTTCCATTTTTTCGCGCTTGATCTGGATGTCGGCCTCGGCCTTGGCCTTGTCGATCTCGACCTGGGCCATGGCGGCCTGCGCCATCGGGTCGGGCTGTTGTTCTTGCTGCCCCATCTGTTGCGCCACTTCGGGCGGCACGTCGTTGAAGAATTGGCCGGCGTCTTTGAAGCC